TCACGCCTTGGGTTCCAGCAGCAGCGCGGCGACCACGTGGCGGCCTTCCCCCGCCAGGATGTTGTACGTCCGGCACGCGGCCTGGGTGTCCATGGTTTCCAGGCCGATGCGCCGTGCCATGAGGGGCCGCAGCCACGCCGGTGGCGGGAAACGGTTGCGCTGACCGCTGCCGAAGATGACCACTTCCGCGTCGAGTTCCGCCAGCAGCGCGAAATGCTCGGCGGTGAGGTCCTCGAAGCGGTTGCACTGCCATTCCCTCCGCTCGCCCCGGGAGCCGATCACCACGCTGCCCGTGAGCTTTTCCCCATCGACCGCGATCCAGTCCGCGCCGTAGGCGCTGATGGTCTGGGCTTCGGAGCGGTCGGGCTGGAATTTCATGGGGAGAGGCGCCTTCGGGAGTGCGTTGCGGGCCGGCACGGCGCCCGGCGGAGCGGGGCGGGGATCCACCGTGGAACTGTGGTCAAATTATGATTTTGCCCCACCTTGGACCAGCTTCCACAGGTGGCTGTTCAAATGCCCTTCTGGCGCGGCCTCCAGGGCTGCCACGGCGATCCAGTGCTTGGGGTCTTCGTGGATCGCCTCCGCCAGGGCTCCCGCAACAGTAGGCGTCAATCGCCCCCGGACGCGCGCTACGGCAAGCGTCGTCCGCGATACCGCCAACCGCCTACACCATTCAGCATCGGACGGGATCAGGTCGTTCGCGCGATCGAGTAGGTCCATCGTGGTGTGCATGTCACGCTCCTAAAAAAAAAGACTACCGACTGTAAGCAAAATTCTTGTTTACTGTCTGTAATCATGCTAGCTTCGGGGTTCTTGATTACAGATCGTAATCGAAGTAACAACCGCAGCCGCCATGCACCACCAAATCACCCCCGGCGCCGTCGTCCTGACCGCCGACCAAATTGAGCTGAGAGTCCGCGCCCTGGAGGGCAACGTAGCCGTGTTGGAGGCCGCCGACGGCTCTTGGTACGGCTACCGCCACATCTCCAGCCTGACGATGGTTCCCCAAGCTGGGGACAACGAGTGCCTTCCCCCTGCCACCCAAGCGGCACCGGTTCCTGGCTTGGCGGCTGCGGCCGGTGCTGGGCAGGGGGCGGGCACCTGTCCTGCCTGTGGCGGGCCATCTGGAGATGACTTCCTCTTGCAGTGCAATGCGTGCATTGCTGAATCTGGCCGCTATGCCGGCCCCCGCATGAATCGACACACGGGGTTGTGGGAATGAGGCTCGTTGCGAAGCACGCCCAGGTGGGCTACCAGACCCCGGGAGAGCGGCCAGGCTGCCGCAACTGCGCGCACTTCGAGGTGACGCGACACGACAGCCCGGTCATTGCCCCTCGCACGGCCTGCACGCTGCACCAGCTCGAAGTGACCAGCGGCGGCATCTGCAACAGCCACAAGCTGCAGCGCAAGCCCGGCGAGGCTCAGCTCGCGTTCCTGGCCCGTCAGCGCGATCTGCTGGAGAGCCAGGCGCAGGACCTGGAGCCGTGCCTGGTCGATGACCGCGTGTTCCCCGCTGTGGGCGAGATGTACGAAGGCAAGCCGATGACCGTTGCCAAGCATCGCCGCCTGATGGTGGAGCAGTTGATCACCAATGAGGAAGCCTCTGGCGATCCTGATCTGCTGCGTGCCGCAGCGTTCCGCCGCCGCGCCAATGGCATGCCTCCCCGTCCTGGGGATCGCCGCGCATGAGCACCGCACCCATGGCCGGCTCGGCCCTTATCCACATGCCCAAGAGCTACGAGATTGCATGCCCGCCGGGCATGCTGGCCCACGGCCACCGCATCAAGCGCTTCACGTCCCTGCAGGCCTTCGAAGGCTACGTCGCACAGCTTCGCAAGAGCGGCTGCACTGTCCGCTGGGACACGCCTTTTACCGCCACCGTGGAGGCCATCCAACCGACCGCCGCGCGTGCGCAGGCAGTTGCACCTGGTGCGCAGGAGGTGGGGCAATGAGCCGGGCGGCCGCAGGCGGGCAAGCGGAGCGCCGCACGCCGAAGGGCGCCGGGCTCTCCCCCAGTGCTGTAACACTGGGGGAAACTTCCAAGCAGCGCGCGAAGGTCGATTGGTTGACGGCGACGTGGAAGCCTGAGCCCGACGAACACGTCGTGGCGACGGTCCTGGACCTGCTCCATGGCTTCGGGCTCAAGGTGGAGGCCGAGGCTGGCCGTGGCCACTTCGGCTTCTCCGAGGGCGCTCGCCTGTATGTCCGCCTGGACGATGGCGCGCGCCACCAGGTGGCCCTGCTGGATTGGGGCGGTGACCGCATGCGTGGTCGTGCGCGCCTGGACCTCTCCGGCACGGCCTGCAGCCGCATCAGCGACTGGCAGGGCATGCAGGAGTGGCTGGGCCGCCAGTGGGAAACGACGATCACGCGCGTTGACCTGGCCGTCGATTGCCTGAATGGCGAGTTCACCGTCGAGGACGCCCGTGCCTGGATGGAGGCCGGAGAGTTCACCGCCGGCGAGGGCCGCCCGCCGCGCCACAGCACGCCCGGCGACTGGCTGTCACCCGAACCGTTCTACGGCCGCACGCTGGAGATTGGCCGCCGCGAGAACGGCAAGATGCTCCGCGCCTACGAAAAGGGCCTGCAGCTCGCACCAGGCAGCGGCGACAAGTGGACGCGCTTCGAGGTCGAAATCCGCAACAAGGATCGCGACGTTCCGCTCGATGTGCTCACCCGCTGTGACGAGTACTTCGTCGGCGCCTACGAGTGCCTGCAGCGCCTGCTGCCGGCTGCTGGCGAGCGCATCGCCACTCATCAGAAGGAAGGCGAGCTCAGCCTTGAAACGATGGTCCACCACGCCAGCGTCGGCTACGGAAAGCTCGTGCACGTCATGCGCGGCCACGTGCCTGCTGACGACCTTCTAGACCTCATTTCCCGGCCAGGCGTCCCAAGACGACTGGAAAAGGCCACCCTGGCCGGATTCATCGCGGCGTCGTCTGTCGCTAACCAGGAGAAAAGGCCATGAAAGCACATGTGATCGGTATCGAGATTTCCGAGGGTGTCAGCAAGAAGACCGGGCAGCCCTACGCCATCGGCAAGCTGTTCTGCGCGCTCCCCATCGTGGGGAAGGGCGCACGCGGCCTCATGGGCAGTGAGTACCAGTGCGAACCGGTGGTGCTGCGCAAGCTCGATGGCATCGAGCTCCCCGTGGTCTGCGAGCTCGAAATGCAGGACGTCATGCGTTACGGCCAGCGCCGGCAGGAGATCGTCTCCGTCGTCCCCGTGAAGGCCTCTCCGGCCCCGTCTGCGCCTGCGCAACGCCCCGCTGCGTGATGTCAGCTGGTAGCCCTGCGTGCAGGGTTATCCGCTGCAATCCCGCAGCTTCCCCAACCTGGAGAAATCACATGTTCGCAAAAACCCTGGGCGTTGCCCGCAAGTTCGGCAGCCGCGCTGCATCTGCAGGCGCCGTGTTGGCCCTGTCCGCTGCGTCCGCGCACGCTGCCCTGCCTGAGGGTGTGCAGAAAGCCATCGACGACTTCAAGGCCGATGCCTCCAGCGCCGTCATCGCCATGATGGGCGCCGGCGTCGTCATTTGGGGCCTGCTGGCCCTCAAGCGCAAGATGGGCTGGTGATCCATGGCTGACAACACGGGCGGTCAAACCCTGACCGTGTTGGTCCAGCCGGCCCCCCCGGACGCGAACACGCTCGCGGACCTGGGGGAGCTTTTCTTGCTGTTCTTCGGCGCCGCCATGGTCATCTTCTGCCTGCGGCGGCTCTATGACCTTTTCAGGGTTGACCATGACAGGGACTAGTCATGCCTTCTTCCGTCGAAATCCTCTACGCGCTTGGGCTTGCGCTCTTGCTTTGGGTGTCGTTCCGCTGACCTGCGGTGCGATCAACAAGGCCGGCATGTCCGGCTTCCGCTACTCGGTGAGCGAGTCCGGCAAGGTGGCCTCCATCCGTCCGAATCAGGCCGGTTCCTCTGGTTCTGTCGGCAGCGTGGGCTCGATCCCCACCGGCCACGTCGGAAGCCAGATCGGCAATTCGGGCTGGTACATCGGCGCTTCCGGTTCTGGCAACCCTTCCGGTCCCGGCATGATGACCATGGGCCACGCTGGCGATGTGTTTTTCGCCGGAAGTAAGTACCCTTTCCAAGCCTCCTACAAAGTGCCCAAATCCGCTGTCGTGGACGCGCTCGGCATGCTGTGCAAGAACCCTTTGATTTGCCTCGGTATCGCTGCCGCCTCCCCTGCCATCAAGGGCTGGCTGGATGAGGGCAACGTGGGGATCAACCAGGACGCCGCCGACTATCCCGACAAGCCCTTCTTGCTGCAGAAAGAGGGCTCCTGTTCCGCTGACTGCCGGGAGTACCTACTGCCCGACGGCAAGACCTGGGTGCGTAGCTTGTCGCAGGCCTGCAATGCCCATTTGCAGGCCTCACGTGACGGTGGTGGAGCCTACTACCAGAACATCTCCGTCATCAGCCAGACACAGTGCTCCTATGAGTACGCATGGAGCCCGTCGCCCACCTCGTGGACCAAGGCGAAATTCGAGCCGCAGAACCGCAGCACCACTGCCACTTGGACCGACTGGATGCCTGCCTCGATGGACGACATCGCCCCGTACATGGACGCGCCCGAAGTGCCTGCACAGGTTGTCTCCGACATCCTCGACAAGGGCGGCGATATCACCCTGCCCAGCGCACCCACCGTCACCGGTCCGTCGCAGGTCCAGGGGCCGAAGGAGGAGACTGCCAATGCCGATGGCAGCAAGACGGTGAAGCAGACTACCAATAACTACCAGACCGACGGGAACAGGATCACGAACACGTCCACCACCACGGTGACTCAGCGATGCGTGGGCGATGGAACCTGCTCGCCGGTCACGACGACTACCACCACCAACCCCGACGAGACGCCCGACGACAAGGATGATGGCGACGGCTGCAAGAAGAACCCGGACAGCTTGGCGTGCGCCGACCTTGACACGCCCTCCGGAGAGATTCCGAAGGCCACGCGGAACGTCAGCTACAGCGACGAGAACCTGTTCGGCGGCGGGGCGTGCCCGGCCGATATCTATGCCAACGTGGCGCACCAGAACATGAAGATTTGGGACTGGCAGCAAAGCTGCGGCTACATCACCTCGTACGTGCGGCCGGTGCTCATCATCATCTGCACATACATAGCCTTCATGGTCGTGAGCGGCGCAGCGAGGGATGGCGCATGAAGCTCGGTACTTGGCTACTGTCGATGATGCAGCCGCTGTTGGCCCGCATCCTCACGTCGTTGGGCTTCAGCGTCGTCACCATCGTGGGCCTCGACGTTGCCGTCGATGCCCTCAAGGCCCGTCTGGTGGCGTCCGTCAACAGCCTGCCCGTGGACGTGCTCAACGTCTTCCTGCTGGCTGGCGGCGGCGTTGGCCTGAGCATGATCGTTGGCGCCGTGGCGCTGCGAGTGCTGCTCTGGCACATCCAGAACGCTACGAAGATCCTCGGAGTGAACCCGCAATGATCACCATCATCACCGGCACGCCCGGTGCCGGCAAGACGCTCCTCGCGATTGAGAAACTGCTGCTGCCGTTGGTCGGCGCCACCATCAAGGTTCCGGACGGCGACGGCGGCGAACGTGAGGTGCCGCGCACCATCTACACCAACATCACCAGTCTGCTGATCGAGCATGAGCTGGTGGAGACTGGCGGCGAGTGGATCGCTACCGGCAACGAATGGCAGTTCAAGGGCAATGAGGCCAGCGCCCGCAACTGGCACCAGTGGGCCAAGCCTGGATCGGTGATCGTCATCGATGAGTTCCAGAAGATGTGGCCACCGCGCGCCAACGGCTCGAAGGTGCCGCCCGACGTGCAGGCCCTTGACACGCACCGCCACATGGGCGTGGACTTCGTGCTCATCACCCAGTCCGTTATGAACACGGACCGCCACACGCACGCCTTGGGCGGCCGGCACCTGCACGTTCGCCGCGTCGCCAACATGAAAATGGCCGTCGTGTACGAGTGGGACCACGTGTCGCGCTCGCTGCAGTACAGCAAGGCCATTACTAAGTCTCCGTGGCGCTATAGCGGCAAGGTGATGAAGCTGTACCGGTCTGCGGAGGTTCACACGAAGCAGCCGCGCAAGCTCCCCGGGTTGGTGTGGTTCGTCCTGATCGGCCTCGCGGCCGTGGCCTACTTCGCGCCCACCACGATTCAGCGGATCAACGACCGCGTGAGCGGCAAGTCCTCGACCGCCGAAGTCTCCGGCAAGGCGCCTGCCTCGTCACCGCTTGCCGCTGCTTCCGCGCCCGCTGCCGCCTCGTCGTCCTCTGTCGTCGCCCAGGCCGGCGCCGCGGCGGTTCCTGCTGCTCCTGCATCTGCCCCGGTGTTCGCTGGCTGCGTTGCCAGCAAGACGCGTTGCGCGTGCTACGACACCGCCGGCCACCTGGTGGAGCGTGAGCCTTTCGAGTGCCGCGCGCACACCGCGCCGCCTGTCGTGGTCCTCGCCGGCGGCACGTTCGCCGAACGTCCGGAGTACAGCCCGCCCGAGCCGCCGGAGCTGGTCTTGGCCGCCCGCGACCAAAGCCCTACCATCGGCGACCTGCGGGCCGCCATCCGCGCCGAATACGGCTACTGA